GAAAGGAAAGCCAAGAAAGAAACCTACTTTTACACCTGAGCAAAGAGCCGAGCGAGCAAGAAAGATTTCAGAAGCAAATAAAAGACGTTATGCGAACATGACTCCTGAAGAGCATGAAGCGCTTAAATCAAAAATGCGTCACAAACACAATTTAACACCTGAAGGTTTTAAGAAACTTTCGGAAATTGGAAAAAACAACAAAGGAAAAAACAAAAAAATCAAAACACAGGAGAAACCTACTATGGCAATTTCCAACAACCAAGAACTCACAAATTACATTGACCAGCTGAAGAGAAAGCTTAGACTTTTTGCTTCTAGCTTTGACCAGCAACCTATTGAAAATCTTCCGAGGATTGACGCATTCCTCGCAAAGATGATGCCTGTTGAAACTCAGGAACAGTTCCTTATGACTCCTGTTATGCCGGGAAATACAGCACCGGCTGCGCAGCCTCAGAAGCGCAAGTATACACGTCATACGGAAGGCGGCGCAGGACTTGCTAAATATAAGGAACCTTATCGTCAGTATAAGGCTGCCGGTGGAACCTTGAAGTGGGGTCAGTGGCTCGGATTTGCCAAGACTGGAAATCTTCCTTCCCCGCTGAATGCTTTACCCCAAAGTCAACAGCCTTCAATGCAGCCTGTTTATTCAAACACGCTTGTCCAAAAGTAATAAATTAAATTATGGGAAGATACAGCACAAGAATGTCACCATCAAAACGCATTGAGATCCTGCAGGAAAAGTTTGAAAATGACGAGTTTCCTATTGAAGCTAAGTACATAAAATCAGCAGCGATTAACTACTGTAAAGATCTTTTCAACTGTTCAGGATCTTGTGCCGCAGAAACAGTTAAACAATGGACGAATGAGTATGACATATTCCTTCAACCAAAGATAAAGACACGATGAATTTGGGTGAGCGGGTTTTTGTGATTACCCTTTGTTTTCCCGCTCACCCTCCAAGCTTGAGTGCTTAGTTAGCCTAGTACTCAAGGTCAACCCTCCCAGTTGACGCTATACATGCAAACCTACAAGTGACTCCCCTGCTGCGTATGTGACGCTCAGGGGAGTTTTCTCATATATAGATTTGGACTGGAAAGGGTCCACCTACTTAGACGGTCAAACTGACCGTCTTTTTGTGTCTTGATAAATATCCCAAAAGGAGATACATATGCTCAAGATATTCTATACATTTACCGACATCAATGATCCTTTCACTAAGTACCCGACTACAAACGATTACACAGCCATCTTAAATGATGCACCTGACAGTCCCTATCTTGGTGAAATTGCTGCTTACGATAAAATTCTAGCAGAAGCAAAATTGATGGACTATGACATAATCGGTATGGCACAGAAGCGCCGTCACCTTGTCCTTCCAACATTTACAAAGACTGACCAAGTTGTCGTGGATCCGACAAAGATCTATCATACATACTATGAGGTCAACGGATCTAATGTAGGGCTATGGAAAAATTCTCACCCTCAAGCAGCAGATCTATTTGACCAAGCCTGTGAGCTCATTATACGCAAGTGGCCTGAATACTTTACAGCAGTCAATTATGTTTGGAAAGGCAACATGCTGTTCCCTCATAACATGTTTGTTATGTCTCGTGAGAACTTTGAGAAATACTCACAATGGCTGCAGTTTGTCCTTCGTTCACTTCAGCTCCCGCCTGAACCTTCAAAGGTTGGATCCCTCTTAGCTGAACGCCTCTTCACAATTTGGGTATTCCAGAACTTCCCGTTCAAGGACCAAGTATTCGTTCAGGCAAAAGCATACAATAAAATAACTGGCGAAGAACTACAGGGACAGAATGGCGTTGCAGACTAATAAATACTCTCGTGAACGCAGAACAATTAGAACATCTCGAAAAGAAGCTAAAGGAGTTGCAGGATAACATCACTGCAATTTCAGGCTATCTTGTAGAATTGAAATACGATATAAAGAACAAGAAATCATCTTCATCCTAAACAGTCCCTCCCAGGTTCTTGTGTGTCTCCTATTTCCAGCCTGGGAGGGATTTTTAGTCTTTGTTAAAAGCACTTCCTCGTAAATAGATATGGTAGCACTCCACTTCTATGAGTGCTCGAACATCTACGAGGTAAACATGGATGAAAATCAGTTTGATGATGTAGATATCATCAGAAAATTCCGTAAGTTCGAGAAAGCATCCTACGCTCACTACAAGGATCTTTTTGAACAGATTAAGAAGGACCGTGCATACATTGCCGGCAAACAGTATTCTGACGACGATAGAAAAGCTCTAGGTAACGATTTCAAAGACGTTACCCTTAACGTTGTCAAGAACGCAATCAGAACAATTAAGAACAGTTATTCCCCTCACAAATTTGGATGGGAATTTAGAGATACTGCAAATCAGGTAATCAATGATCTAACAGGTAAAGGCCAATCCTTCCTAGATGATCCTGATAACTGCACTGCAACCATTGAAGCATTGGAGAACGCTGTAGGAACCGGACTAGGCGTCCTGGTCTTCTCTAACGATTATGACTTCGATGGAACAATCAAGCCAATTCTCTACTCACTTCCAGATGTAACCAATGTTCGCCTTGACCCGAACTCAACCAAGCTCAATTCATCTGATGCTACTGAATGCGCTATTATTGAATTGAAGAAACGTTCTTGGCTACGCGAACAATATGGACAGGACGTAATCCTTGATGGTAATCCGTCTGTTGATATTTCAGAGGAATACGACCGTAAAGAATTTGCTCCGCTTATCACCTATTACGTAAAGAAGGATATGACGCTGACTTACTACAAGATGGTCGGCGATACAATTCTCGAACAAGGTGTTCTTCCTTATTCCTACATTCCAGTAATTCCTGTATTTGGCGAACAGACATGGAACGACGATAAGATTACATACGAAGGCATTACATCTCAGATGAGATCTATTCAGCGCCTTATCAACTATTCATATCGTCAGTTACTGATGCGTTGTGCTAAGAGCCCAAAGAATACTTGGACCGCTGAAGCAGAATCTATAGAAGGTTGGGAACAGTTCTACCAGAACGCTGACATAACTATGAACCCATTGCTGATGTGGCACAGATGGTCAGCAGATGGAAAACGCGAACTTACTCCTCCAACCCGTGTTTCTAACGTAATTGAGTTTGCAGATGTATCTGAATTGATGCAAAATGCCCTTAGTTTGACCAATACTGTGATTGGTATCCCAGCTACTGGTCTAGAAACTAATGTAGAAAAGACAGCAACTGAGGTGTTGACCAACCTCAAGACATTCAATAATAACGTTCGCAACTATATTCAACATCTTCGCTACAGTCTCGCTATGGTAGGTTTGCTATTTTGCGATTATATCTACCAACAGCCAATGTATGGTAAGCTGAAAGTTGAAGTTACACAAGGTCCAGATGAAGCTATGCAGAAGCAGGAAGCTCGAGTTGCTCTACAGCAATATGTTCAGCTCGCCGCTACTGACCAGGACCGTCAGAAATTGCTATTGGCAAACATCAACATTGAACAGGATAACCCGTATGTTGCTACTTTGGGCCACATGATGGAACCTGTGCCGACTGACGCTGAAGTTCAGGCTCAAAATCTACTTGGACAAGCATCAGAACAGATGAAGATGAAAGACCAGCAAATCATTGAATTGCAGCGTCAGGTTGCTGAACTTCAGAATGAACAGAAACTCAACGCATACAGCCTTGAACGTGAAATGACCCTATCTAAGTTGAAGCACGAGCAGGAAATGGAAAAGCTTGCCTTTGAGGCACAACTTGAACAGAGCAACCCTGCTGAACAGGCTAAGACTCAGGCTGAAATCGTTAAGGCAGAGGCTTCTATCGAGAAGGAAGCAATCTCGCTACAGAAAGAACAAGTAAAGGCCACACAACCACAAGTTGTAGTTGCTAATCCTCAGGAGGCTATGTAATGGCTATTTACATCCCGCTATTGTCACAGAAGGATCTGCTAGTTGACCAGAATAAGCAAATCGTGCCTAACGGCAAAATTGACATTCTGGATCCGATTAGCAACAATCCTCTTGACGTATACACATATGACGGAGCACATGACAGATATGTGCTTGCCGTCAATCCGATTATCCTGAACAACGAATCACGACCTTCGCAAACATACTTCGTTCAGACCCTTGCGTATTGCCGTTTGAGCAAATTCATGGGTGACTTCTACGATGGCGAAACAGGATCTACTGCTGCATCTTGGCAGTTCATTCGTGATTGGTTCGGTGCATGGGATCCTGACGAAGCAAAGAACGATACAATCGTTACTGGTTTCTCTGGACTGCAGGACGCTAACCCTGAATTGGGTAAGGTAACTGTTGTCGGTTACTGGACAGATAAAGACTGTGAAGCCCGAACATATGTATGGGATCCGAACTGCACTCAGGACGCTGATGGCGGTTACATCGTTAAGAACCGTGAACTTGACGTTGGTAGATGGATCTTGATGTTTGACGGCGAATACATCCCGTCATCTTATTACGGCGTCTATCCTGGCCGTGAGTCAACAATGAACTCACTGCTCAATTACGTTGCTACTGTTGGTACTGCACAGAAGCCTACAGCTCCGGGTATCTACTTTATCCCAGGTGCATATACCGCAGCATCAACTGATTTGGTAACGGCAAAGAAGGTACTCATTGACGCCGAAACATATTTCACACGCA